ATGCTTGAGCACCTTTTCCTACAGGATCTACAAAAATAGAAACATATCCTCTTGTATAAAATCTACCACCACTGATTCTTTTACAAGATTCAATTTTTCCATCAGTAGTTAAGATTGCTTCGTATTCGGCAAAATTACCTTTACCCAATTCATCAATAATTCTAATGATAGGTGGCGACGAATAGTATTGACCTGGATTATCTACTTTTATACTTGTAATTCTTCCTTCTGTTACAACAGCAGATAATTTTGCTCCTTCGCCAGATGTAATTCTAATTACAGGATCTTCTTGATAGTTGTCATCTGAAATTAAAGTTATTTCTCCAACTGTTTGTCCAGACAAAGATGACAAAGCCTTATTTGGTTGCTCGTTAATTAAAACATAAGGAGCAGCTTCGTAACCATTGCCCTTGCTATCAATAGTAATTGTTTCAATCTTACCAAATTTTACAGAATCAAAATCTTTGTAACTAAAGATTGGAGTTCCATCAACTAAAATACCTACATCTCTATTTGTAGTTTGATATACTTCAGTTGTTGTAGTTGGATTTTTTCTGATTAATTTTAGATGCTTTTGATCTGCTAACGGCTCAACAACTTCAGTTGTTAATAAATCAGTAACATTTGGGAAAGATGAAGAGCAGATATAAAAATATTGGTCATCTTCATAAATTGCTGATACATCAGCATTTAAATCACCTACTTGACTGTTTACGCCAGGAACAAAAGAATTTACTTTATCAAAGTCTGTATTTAATAACCATCTTGTGGCATTTGATTCAACATCAAAAATTATTGGATGTCTAGATTCAAAACCAGAGCTTTCTGCTTGTACAATGTCTCCAGTTTCGGAATATGGCTTGCCATCTTTTGGTAATAGGTTATAAAGTACACCTAAAGTAACAAGAGTTACTCCCGATCCTTCAATAGTAGAAAAACTGTATACTGGCTGACCTTCTGTGTGTAATTGTTGGGCAGATCTTTCTGTGATAACAAATTGATTTAGGTTCTTTTCTGTGTATTCAAAAATTTCTGAGCCAATTTGTATTTTTCCTTGCTTTGGAAATCCTTGAGTTGAAAATACATCAATTCTTTTTCCTGGTCCATCAGAAGGAGAAATGTTAGTTCTTAAAGTTGTTTTACCAGCTACTCTAAAAGAACCATTTACTGTAGAAGGCTCTAAAACAAGCTCGTAAATATCTTCGTTTCCTGCTTTGCCAATGTAAGAAACATTGTCTACAACAGCAGAAGCAAAGGTAATAGACTTATCAAAATCATCTAAAGCTTGAGTAATTGTGTTGCCAACAAGTGAATTTACGTCACCAGAGATTACTTTTACTTTTAAAGCATACTTATTAATCCAATCTGAAGTTGATGCTTTTAAAGTAAAATCTTTTGGATTGTATACAGATACTTGCTCTGTAGGATCTTTAGAAATGATAGAATTAAAAATAAATCTAATTGATCTATCAGTTCCTTTTGCTCTGTAGAAATCACCAATATTTTTAATTAGTGTTCTCTTGTCTACGTCATTCTTTAAATACTTTTCTGGAAACGCTCCGAGATATTCAGCTTCAAAGTTTTTAACAAAAGCGTATAAGAATAAATTACTAATGTTGAAAACTTCGTCTCCTGTGTAATGAGGAGCCGCTTGTGTAGTTACGAATTCGCTTGAAGTGTATAGATCTCCTAGAGTATTGTTGCCGCTAACACCTCTAGATACTTCTAAAAATTGTGTTTCTGTTCTTTCTTTGTAGAAACAGATCTCGTCACCAATTCTGATATAACCATTTTCTTCTGGGAAAGAAGAAGCATCTTCTACGCTAATTGTTGTTGCATTATTAGCAATAGATTGTGATAGCTTTGTATTTTGGTTTAATAAATTCTTTTCGTAAAAATTAATATCACGATACTTAGTGATATTCGATAAAATATCTAATGGCTGACCACGTAGTTCTAACTGCTCGTAGTATTTCTCTACAAACTTAGAAAAGTTTTCGTACTCGCTAGAAATGAACCCAGGTAATTGACTCTCGATTAGGGTTGAGATTTTTCTTGTCTTAGCGGCCATTTAATTACTCGGGAAAAGCAGTGAACTTACTTTTTGCTATATCGATATCCAAATAGACATTACGAATAGCATTTAAATCATTTGAAAATGGTTTTACACGTACTTCAATACGATTATCGTCGAAACTACCTTTAATAATAGTTAAATCGTATATCATTATCTCTCCTTTTTCATAATCAACATCACCTAAAGAATCATTTAAAATGATCTTATCACCAGTTAGAGAATCTAATCTATATAGGACAATTTTGCCAGCCCTATCCTCAAAATACACTGTAAAATTGGGGTAATCACTGGTTGTAAAACCAGTAGACATGACGACTGGACCATCACATGTAGAATCAAATTTATTTTGATAACAAAGCTCATAATAGAATTTTGAATTAAGTGATGGGAAGAAATCCTTTCTCATCAAAATCGAAGTTTGGTTTGAATTGATTGATCTATCAGCATCATCAATTACAGAAATAAATTTACTATATCTAAATTTACCATTGAATTTTTCTGTATCTGATTGAGCAATATACTCTTCCAAAGCAGAAATAATTTTACTACGAATTTCTTCTGGCTTTTGTGTAGTTTTTGATCTATCAAAATAAATTTTACTATTCATTTCAACATACAAAATTGATGGATCTAAAATTTCTGGGATAACAGATCCAACCATGTAAGGCTTTAGTTTTCTAATAATTTCCTGTTTAGTCGTTGATGAAAGGAAAGCAGAATTTTTTGGCTTGATTACAATCTTAACCTTGCCATATTCAGGATTTCTTTCCTCTTCTCCACCATAAGTGATAATATCAGCAACAGCAGGATAAATGTTTCTGCCGCTAATAATAGCAGCATAGTCAGATGCCGTCACAGCACGATCTTGAGTGCCGAAATATTTTGGAGCATTGAATTTGATGTTGGTGATAGATTCGATGCCTTCTCCTCCATCAGAAGGAGTGTTGGTGGAGTTTAGAACAGTAACCTGTGTTGGATATACAGAATTTCCGTTAATATCTTCTAATACACCAGCAAACGTGAAAGTTCTTGCTCCATTAGTTAACGGACCATTTGTAATCAAGTAAGAAATTTCAACAAATTCATTGCTTTCTAGCTTTCTGCCCAATATTCCATCACCAAAAAATATTTCATATCTTTCATCTTCAATTTCTTCGATGTAAAATACTGTAGAATTTCTATTGACATTCAGAATGTTATCAGAATATTCGTATTCAGTAAATTGAGTGCTATTTTGATTTGGATATACTTTTACACGAACGGTTGAAATATCAGCATTAGGGTTGTCAATAATAAAACGCTGAGATTTTAAAGCTGTGTTTACAATAAAGCTATTTGTTATAATACCACCTTCATACACAGGAACATTTCTGAAAGCAGCAGTATTTGAATTAACAGCAGCTTCTTGTGCTTCTACTACAACATATTGATATAGATTCTCATCAAAAATTGTGTTGAAGCCAGTTCCTTTTCTTAAAAATATAGTATTTGGAGCAGTTCCTGTAAAAACTACGTCAAAATTTACATATGCTACTGGAGCAGTGATCGATTTTGGCTTATAACCAATTTGCTTTGCTAATGATACTACATTGTCTCTTATCGTAGCGGAAGACAAGAACAGCTCATTAACCACCATATTGGTGTTAAATGCTGTATAATAAGTATTATAAGCAAGTAAATCTACTAACGTACTAAGAGCAGAACCCTCAAAGTCGTAATCAGTGAAATCTGAATGGGATCTTAGATATTCGATTAATGAAATTCTAATCTGATCGAAATCTAGATTGTTTACTTGAGTATACGACATTTATCGAGTTCTCTCTAAAAAGAATGTAACGGATTGTGGGAAGTCTTCTCTGCCAATAACTTCAAAAGTTAATTCAACTTCAAATCCATTAGAATCATAATTTGTAAATGTTTCTAATGAAACAATCGAAATTCTTGGTTCATAAGTTCTCAAAACATTTCTAATTTCATTTGTTATTTGAGCAGCTGTGGCAACATCCAATGGTTCAAATAACAATTTATTTAAAGATGACCCAACTTTAGGTTTGAACAACCTTTCGCCTTTATTTGTT